TGCCCATCATGATGACGGCAACCCTTACGGGTGGCACATGAGTTGTGAAAGGTTCCTCCAACGTAGTGTGGAGATTCAAATGGATCCCAACTTAGACCAAAAGTCTAAATGGAATCTGATTGGATATCTCAAGACGAAGGTTGAAGGTCGATGCGACCAGACCTTAACATAGGACGCAAGTAAGTCGCGGAACGGATCGTTCATCCCATGATTGAATTATTACTCTACTCTTCTATTGCTTGTATTGATGCGGTTGATGTGATCAATCGTATTGAGGCAAATGATAGTGTAAACAAAGTAATTCGCACTGAGGTTATTGAAACCATCAAGGAAGCAACACCTGAGTGCAAATGGGACGCAAACGACTGAAGGAACGGGAGTTTATTCACCCTAACTCTTTCAGTACAATGAACACACTTACTCTCATCAAAAAGCAAATCGAAAAGGCAGCAGCACTTCACGATGCACAAATTACTCATACCGCATATCGTGGTGTTGAGTATGACCAGCGTTGTGTAGAGTCCAAGGAGTCTCATGGCACCTTCTGCTACCGTGGTCGTACTTACACCAAGTAAGCTTATGCAGAACTTAGCAGTCGTAGGATTAATTTCTATTGGTTGTGTTGCATTTATCGGCATGATGTATGGTGAGATGCTTCTTCTGAATAGGAAGTAAATGCAGAATTACACTTATCATCATGATGATAAGGATAAAGATAGTAGAGAACCAGCATGTTATCAACTCACATATAGAGGAGTTAACTACTGGTCTTGTTATCGAATCCACTTGGATGAATGGTTTGAGAAACTATTCAAAACCACGTACAATTGCAGAGATTTAAAAGGGAGGTAAGTCCTCTCTTTTTTTATGTGTACAGGGGGTTGACTACCCCCTTTTTTATGTGTAGAATTGGTCTAGTAATCATCACATAGATGGATAAAGAAAGACTTAAATTAATCGTTAGGAATTTAGAGTTGCTTGTCGATGGGTTGAAGTCGGAAGTATACTCTGATGTTGATGCATACACTAATAAGTCAGAAAATTTTGACGACCCAATTGAATATCAAGCAGATTATGATGAGATATTCAATGATGATGACGGATACCCAGATTGAGGATTTATGCAGCAAACGGTAAAACTTATCAGTGTCACTCCAGATGCTGAAAAACACATGGCATATTGTGCCCGTGTATCAAATCCAAATAATCAGGAAAACGAAAAGTTCTCTGGTCTTCTGCGGTATTGTGTAAAACACCAGCACTGGAGCATCTTTGAACAGGCATACATGACCTTGGAAATCAATACTACCAGGGGACTGGCAGCTCAGTGCTTGCGCCACCGTTCGTTCACATATCAAGAATTTTCACAACGGTATGCTGATTCTACCTTACTCTCGGAGACGATTCCACTCCCAGACCTACGACGACAGGACCATAAAAATCGTCAGAATAGTATTGACGATATTGACCCATTTACACGACAGGACTTTCAGATAAAGATTCAAAAGCATTTTGAAGAAGCAATGAAACTCTATCAGGAACTTCTTGATGCTGATATTGCAAAGGAGTGTGCTCGCTTTGTGCTTCCTTTAGCAACACCGACAAGACTATACATGACAGGCTCAGTGCGCTCATGGATCCATTATATTGACCTGCGTTCTGCTAATGGAACACAAGCAGAGCATATGGAAATTGCAAACATGGCAAAGGAAATCTTTATCGAGCAGTTTCCTGCAGTTGCGGAAGCAATGGAGTGGACCAACTAAATAGTTACTTGACACAATATTAGAATGGCAACTTATCCTGTTATCAATACTCAGACTGGTGAGCAAAAAGAAGTGAAGATGAGTATTCACGATTGGGACCAGTGGTGCAAAGACAACCCTGACTGGCAACGTGACTACTCTGACCCATCAACTGCACCAGGTTTTGGTGAAGTTGGTGATTTCCAGAACAAACTCGTTAAGAAACATCCTGGTTGGAATGAGGTGTTAGCAAAAGCATCTAAGCAACCTGGAGCAAGAAATTTGAAAATTTGACATGCCAAGAAGAAAGAAGAACAATCATGACCAACCCATTGGGGTTGGAATGACTGCTAAGAAAATGAAAAGGAAGAGACCGATTAACTCGGACCTTCTTATTGGAGTTGACCCTTTAACTGATAATCAAACTAGACTGTTTGAATCATATAAAGAAGGTAAAAACATCGTTGCTTATGGAGCAGCAGGTACTGGTAAAACTTTCATTACTCTGTATAATGCTCTGCAAGAAGTATTGAATGAGATTACTCCATACGAACAGATTTATGTTGTAAGGTCTCTTGTCTCTACTAGAGAAATTGGATTCCTTCCTGGAGACCATGAAGATAAATCTTCTCTGTATCAGATTCCATATAAGAACATGGTGAAATACATGTTCCAACTTCCAACAGAAGTTGATTTTGAAATGTTGTATGGTAATCTTAAGCAGCAAGAAACAATTAAGTTCTGGAGCACTTCTTTTGTTCGTGGAACAACTCTCGATAATTCAATTATTATCGTTGATGAATTCCAAAACATGAACTTCCACGAACTTGACTCTATCATCACCCGTGTTGGTGAAGATTCTAAGATTATGTTCTGTGGTGATGCTCGTCAATCTGACTTGACCAAAGCAAATGAGAAAAATGGAATCGTCGATTTCATGGACATCTTGAGGAAAATGCCATCTTTTGATATAATAGAGTTTGGCATCGAGGATATTGTACGTTCTGGTCTTGTCAAAGAATACTTAGTTGCAAAACTTGAATCTGGTTATTGATGACTCTTTTTAATCATGTTGATTTGAATCTTCCATCTCTCGAAAGAGAGACTATTGATGGAGTTCGTTTTTATAAAGTTCCCGATAATGAGGAACTTATTAAATTAGTTTCTATCACGTCTGTAACCAGTCACAAAAATCGTCAATTTTTTGCAGAGTGGAGAAAAAAGGTAGGGGTAGAGAAAGCAGATAAAATTACTAAGCAAGCAACCAGTCGTGGCACTGATATGCACAGTTTAGTTGAGAACTATCTTCTTAATATCCCTGAATTACCTAAAGTTCAACCACTCTCGGAGTTCCTCTTCAAAATTGCTAAAGAGGAACTAAACAAAATAGACAACATTCATGCACTTGAGAGCTCACTTTACAGTAAGTACCTGGGAATAGCAGGAACAGTTGATTGTATTGCTGAATTTGATGGTGAACTTGCAGTAATTGACTTCAAAACCTCCAAGAAACCTAAACCCGTTGAATGGATTGAACATTATTTTGTTCAGTGTTGTGCATATGCGTGTATGCTATACGAACTGACAGGTATAACTGTCGAAAAACTTGTCATTATCATGGCATGTGAAAATGGGGAATGCGTTGTATACGAAGAACGAGACAAGACAAAGTACATTAAACTCCTTGTTCAATATATTAAAGAGTTCGTAGAATCACAAACATCATAATTTATGAAAAGCACTTCACTTTTATCCTCCAATGCACTGGAGAACTTGTTAACCACCAATGTTTTAAATATGCAAAATAACATCAAGGATGCAATAAAAGACAAGTTTCTATGTCCACAAAAGTTTGCCCAAGATATTGAGCATATTGTAAAGGTTTCTAAAATTACCTACATTGATGCAATTATCACTTACTGTGAGGAACATAGTATCGAACTTGAAACTGTTCCAAAACTTATTTCAAAACCACTGAAAGAAAAAATCAAGTGTGAGGCAACCCGTCTCAACTTCCTCAAGAAAACTAGTAGAGCAACTTTGAAATTTTGAAAGTGACCCCCTTTGAAGTCTATAAAACTTATCTGGCAGTGAAGAATCACTTCACAAAGCCATCATATGATTATTTTAAATACTGTGGTAGGTCAAGAGCATCTATTGCCTCTTTCAATAAAAGAAAGGATAGATATTTCTTTGAGAAAATGTCTCGTCAGAAGAATGACGATGAGATAAAAGCATATTTTGTTGCAAACTTTGTTGAATGCAACGACCCACAGTCCTTATGGATTGGGGAAATAATTAGAAGTGGTGAAGATAATTTCACAAATTGGTTGAAAAAAGTTCAAAGTCTTACTTACATGTTTAAGACTGAAAGTGAAGTGTTTGTTCAGGGAAAAGATTTTGATAATCTTTTTTCCTGTGCACAGAATCAACATCCAGAGATTCTAAAATTATATTTGTCTAAAGCACTGACTTTAGAAACAATGGTTATCCTTGATTACATACTTGGTTATGTCACAAGATTCGATAAAAAACTTACAGACCCAGTGTGGGAAACCGTAAGTTTGAGAATAAAAAAGTATAAACCATTCCTAAATATTGATGAGAGTAAATGTAAAAAAATCTTAAAAGAAATTGTGTTATGAGTAAGTTTTTTGATTCCGAACTTGTTAAAGATTCTATTCAAGAGTTGGAAGATATTCAAGGTGAATTGTTTGCCCAAATTATGGAAGCACCTTTTGAAAGCAAGGAAGGTAAGAAAGACCATCTTGATTTGATGAGACAATTTCTAGAGAAGCAAAAACTCTTCATCTTCAGAATGTCACTTTCTGACGACCCTGAAGCAGTCGAAATGAAGGAAAGAATTATTGATTCTGCTAAATTATTTGGTTTACCCGAAGGAGCAGGAGTTGATGAATTCTTCAAACTCATGGAATCTCAGATAGACTACCTTGAGAAAACCCTTGACGACTGACCCCCAAACCTGCTATAGTTAGTAGGTCAATACGACACACACATTCAATACTAATCAATACGGAGAATACGAATGTCTTTTGCAGATCTTAAAAAGCAATCCCGCATGGGAAGCCTCACCGAAAAACTGGTGAAGCAAGTAGAAAAAATGAATGAAAAGGGCGGTGGTAAAGACGACGACCGTTTCTGGAAACCTGTCATGGATAAGAGCGGAGTTGGTTCCGCAGTGATTC